CCAAGTCTACGATCGCACTCTTCATTTCGAGTGGAAGCATAGGATCTTTGGATGGTGATAATTCAAATACACGCTCTTGTTGATTGAGCATGACATCACGGATCCAAGACTCAGCGGCACGGCACTTTACGTCTGTGAGCATCATGTAAATGTCAGATCCGCCAGCGCGATTGATTTCCATCTGCTTGTCAGGATCGTACTCGCCGCGACGTTGACGTTCACACTTTAGCAAACGCTCTGTAATCTGAGACTTTGCTGTGCGTGCTTGGTCCCAGCACTTAGATGCGTATGCCTCGAGGTTGGTTTCTAGCAACATGTTTTCTTGCATGTCGCCTTCTACCTTGATGTCTACCTCGACAGGGGGTTTGTTATTTAGATAACTCATGTCCAGCCTTTTGCGGATTTCTTAACGGTAGGTCTTGCCCTTTGTGGAGTAAGACCGCTTCTTACCCGCAAGCACGCATACTGCAGCGCATCTTGAATGTGCGATGTCATGTCTTTGACGGGTCTGTCTTTGTATCGAGCTGGTCCTGATGTCTTCAGGCGCTCATATTTGTAGCGGCCTAGGAATCCTTTCCTAAGCCATGTGCAACGTGGGTTTAACGCAAACGCAGGCTGACCATCAGCCATTCTCGTAAGGAAGAAAGCCACTGCTTCACGTCTTGGAATAAAGTCGTTTGTGGGGGCTGGCTCAGTAGCAATGCCCGCCTCGAGCAGTTCCTGCAAACAAGTGCGTTCATCAGTTTGTGCTCGGATGTTTCCTGCTGGGTCTCCTGCGGAGAACCATTGGAATCCAACGTACTTGGTGACCAAGTGCGGTTTAACGACTTCGTTGGCAAACTGTCTGATGCCCATGTCTTCAGATACGAGCTCATCCAAGATGATAATCTTTCCTCTTGCTGTGACTTGCATAATGACGCACGCAGGAGTAAGTCCAAAGTCCCATCCAAGAACAAGCGGTAAGCCTCGTTCTGCCTCAACGTTTTTGTCGAGGGTATGAACTTTGTCATTGAACTCGGGATAGACAGGTTTGCCATCGCGAGTGCTGCCATAGTTTCCCAGTAAGAAGACATTGATCCAGTCATCATCTTTGCTGGGCAACTGTCTGATGTAGTAGTTGTGTCCATCTGGTAGGTTTAAAATATTTTCAGCATCTGGGTTTGGCTTATAGTCCTCGCCCTCTTTGTATAGTCCGCCAGGCTGACGGAAGAACTCCCATTGCTCGGGACGCTCTTCTTCGGCTAGCTTGTAGTACCAGTGGTCGTCATCGCATGGGTTGGTATCAAGTATGATACCTGTCCAGCTTGGACCACCTAGTAGTTTGGACGGGAAACGTCCCACACGCTGGGTCACCATATCAAAGATCTCTTTGGGGATCTCGGATGCTTCGTTAATCCATGCGCCAGTTAATTCCAAGGAACGTAGTTTACCTGTCTCGGTCGGGCGGTCTAACGCCATGAACAGTACTTCTAGTTCCATTCCAGTGCCGTCTCCGATGTTGTTGATCTTCATCGTAGATGTAATTGGGGTGTCCCATTTGATGGGAGCGACATTGGAAGGAAACCAGGTTTCCCACGTTTTGATCGTGGTGGACTTTAACTCTGGGTATGTGTTACGGATGATGAGCCAGCGCGACCTACGGATCCCGTCTGGTGAAGCTCTTTGGCGTATCGCCCTGGCCACAATTTCGACGCAACAGCTTGAACTTTTTCCTGAGCCGACAGGCCCCATAAGCCCACGCACAAATGAATCTGATTGATGGAACGCTGCAGCGTTTGGACCTGGTGGTTGGTATTTAATGACATCCACAAATTACTTTCTCGTATAGTTATTCAAGTTGCGCTCTATACATGCCGCGGCAAAGGTAGTAAACCCAGACTTAGAAGACACCTCAGTTACCTGCTGGAGCTTCTTTTCGCAATCCTTCTGGTTGTAATAGGTATCGTCAGCCGATACCATAATACACTCACTGTTGACACAAAGGACTAGCACGGCAATGAAGATCTTCATTTCTTGCCGCCCAGATCCAACTGGAACGTAACGGGTTGTGCGTCGACTTCCATACGAACGTCTGACAGGTCTGGTAGGGTCTTACGGAGAAGAACCTCAATCGCTCTTACTTGGGTAGCGCTAAGCTCCACATTCCCATTGGCATGGTCGGTAAGACGATTGATCAGCTGTGCTGCCTGAATCTTCATCCTAGTATTCTCGTCGTGTTTAATTGCTCGCTTGCGTGCTGCCATTATTCTCTGCCTTATCAAATGCAATCAGGATTGACTTCGCCAAACGCATACAGTCGTCTGCGGTCTTGAAGTCATTCAAATTAATCTCTGCCTCAAACATGTGAGGCTCACCATGAAGGTTAACCAACCCAGTAAGAACTACCAACTGGGGTGCTAGGTACTTGGACATACCTTCGGGATACTCTACCGAGATCCCTCTCAGTACTTCAAACTGCCTAAGAAACTTCTCTAGTTCTTGTTTACGCATACATCCCTTGGTTAATTGGTTGCGGGAACAGGACTCGAACCTGTGGCCTGTGGATTATGAGTCCACCGCTCTTCCAACTGAGCTATCCCGCGCTAGCTAATGATTTATAAATGTTACATAAAGCGGGTTAATGTAACAAATACGTTACATTGTTTAAAAATTTTTAGGGATTCGACCTTAGCCCCCTAGGGCGAAAGTTGATTGGTCCCTATGGGGTAGGTGCACTAGCACCACTTTCTCCCAATACCCAATGCGGCGATCCAGTATCAGTCACGGAATCAACCGTATATTTTTGAGGAGCCGCACCACGCTCAGATATTGCTAAGCGTTTCTCTAATAATTCAATGCGAGCTTCTAATGTAGCAATGCGTAGCGATAAGCTAGTAGGAGTCGGAGCTGCTGTTTGGAATAAAGGGATCATAAAAAAAGGGTCTCGTGTGTGAGGTGGTAATACAGTGGAGCCTCAACCCCCGTCGGTACACTTCGTTGGTCCCGTACCACCAGGGTAGACATCAGGGTAGGAAGGCATCTGACTGTAGTCTCCCTTGAATATCAGTTGATATACGCCTAGATTCATCAGGTTATGAGACTAAATGCCTAATTCGAAGACCTAATTCTAGTGTTTCATCTCAGTTTGGGGTATCGGCTCGTCCCTTTTTTCCTGCGGAAAGGGACTGCGCCTGATTGGGTACTTACATCCCCTTCATTTCATTAACTTTTTTACAACTGACTGGAGTCAACTATGAACGTAATACTTAACATCGCTAAAACTGTTTTATTCATCAACTACGCAGTCTTCTTTGCTATATGTTTATTAGCTTCCTATGATGGGATTACCTACTCAGAAGCCAGCTGGGGTTTAGTAATCATTGGTGTTATCAGCGTCCTCTGCATAATTCCATTTGAAATCCAAGATCAACGTTCCCGTCGTTCTTAGTACGTGTCCTGCCCCTCTCCTTCTTCGAAGGGGGCAGTTCACTCTTCATTCTTTCAACTGTTGTCTATTTTTTAAGGAGAATTACCATGACTACTTTGTCTGCTAAACCTGCTACACCTGCCCAACTCAAGCGTTTGGAATACGCTATCCAATACGGCTTGCTTCCCGAGGGCTTTACGATGCCTACAGATTCTTACTCTGCTTCGGGCATCATTGCTAACCTCCCAGCTTCGAAGCGTGACAAGCAAGCGTTGATTGACGCTGGTGGCTTGGTCAAGCCTAAGATGACTGCACGCGAGGTTGAGCGTGCTCAGATCGTACTTGCTGCGGTGAATGCGATCGATGCAGCTGGTGTCAAGAACGCTAAGGTTCTCGAAGCAATTCAGAACCTACGCAAAGAGTTCTTCCGTAAGCAAGCATAAGCAGCTTATCAGCTACCTCGTAACGACAGCACGGGGTAGTTGAGCTAGTCTATCGCTGTCATCAACTCAGAGGTTGGAGGGTTAATTAACCTTCCTGCCTCTGATCACCACCCCTGTTTCAGGGGAGTAGTTACCCGAGTATCTAATCTTTCCGTACAAGGAGACATGTATGCAACTGTTAATAGACTTTGTTGTTGATCTTAGTCATCGCCTGGCCGATGAACCTGATTACGATTTGTATCTACGTCCAAGACTTGATGATCTTCTGTATTACCTAGAGAGCTTGGATTATTCAATGCCCCGCGATGAGGCGAGCGGGATAGTGGAAGAGCGAAGCCTCAGAAAGCGGTCATCTCGCACCGCAACAACAAGCGAGCGAATGGACGGTTACCAGCAGTCGAAGCGAGATCCTCATGTGTGAGGTCGAGCGGAGCGGAGTGGTAACTGGTAGTGAGTCGAGCGTCCTGCTTACTCTACACCCCTGCGTCAGGGTACTGACTGAGATGCCGTGAGTGGATGGCATAGCCAGAAACGAGCAGCATTCTCAGGAAGTATCAATGTTTTAAGTAGCGCACGACACTCCAGAAGACTGCGGTGGTGAAGCGAATCCTCACAAGTGAGGTGAGCGGAACCAGAAAGCGGTCTGTCTGGGGATGGAGTGCATTCAATGTTAGTAGCAACTAACCAAGGAGGTTTATATGTCTATGTGGACAGCACATGCAACCGATCAATGGATGGAACGATGGGTTGTAAGTCGTACCTTTACTGATGTAAATAACAGGTTTGCTGTTGAACATTACAGCCGAACCTTCAAGTCCCTGAAATCTGCACAGGCTAAGGCAGATCAACTTAATAAGGAGAACTTATGTCTACCAAACTAATCATTGAAGTAACGGATTCTAAAGATCCAGAAGGTGTTAGCGAACTACTGCAAAAGGCTCTTGACTACATCGGTCAGGGTGCTATGAGCGGGCATATTACATTACCAACCCAGTCCATTTATTGGTCTTTAACTACGAAGGAGAAATCAAATGTTGTCTAACTTCCGCGCCAAGGTTGTATCTCAGGATGATTCCTCGGATGTCATTCCGCATTACGTCTATGCAGATCTCGATGGTGAGGCTGTCATGACGGTTATCTATGCCACAGATCCTCTGGCTGCCATCAAAGCTGCTCAGTATGCTGGCGAATCTGCCAAGTGGGGGGCCGTGCGATGACTACCTTTACATCAGAAGATCTGGCAGTTGCTTTAGCCAAGTGGCGTGCCGATCTACACGATGAGTTATGTCAGCTACGTGAGCTGGGTATTCCGATACCAGGCAGGGCTTTCGCCCTCTGTCATTCGGCTGAGCCCAGCGACTACGAAGCTATGAGCATCAGTGATTCTGTAGATCTCATCATTAACCAAGCTAGATTGGAGGCAGCAAATGACTAATGAAAGCGTTGGCTTTGACCCGTTGCATGTAGTATCCGCATCAAGAATCCATACCTTGGAGTTTTTGAATCGCCAATTGAATATTGATAACGAGCAGATGCGTCTTGCTATCAACGTTCTGTTGGATACCTTGCCTTCAGATGTGAAGGTTAACTATCAGGACGCTATTGAATTAGCCCAGCGTTCTGTTCACCGCATCATATAAGGAGAAACCCTATGTCTTCTATAAGACCTGTTGTATCTATCCTCGATCCTAACTTTCAGTATACCCGTGCAGCACAGACGGATATATCGAAAACTTTCGATCGTGTTCGCTGGCAGATGGCTTTAGAAAATACTAAAGCTACCAAAGTTCCAGTGATGTTTAGTAGTGTTGACAATGTATCCGATGAGGATCTTGCTTACGCTGCCGCCCAACTCCGTCAGGATTATGAGGAGCACGGCGACCCTTGGTATCCACGTCAGAAAGGAGGAATCTAATGCATCAAGACGACAACCCAAAGTTCATCGACGATCTTCATGAGCGCATCGATGACAGTCTGGCTTCTATCCGTGCAGTAAAAGGCGAGAAGTTCGCAGACATTGTGTATGTTAGTTTCATGGGGGCCCATGCTATGAAGATGGTGGGCACTTACATGAGACGGCAAGAAGGTGAATCAGAGGCACGAGATATGATCGGGCGACAGCTCGGTCATTCAATCGCGGCATTCATGTCAATGATCGCTGAGCTAGCCAAGCTAACAGAATCTGAT